TCCCACCAGGCTCTGAACATTACTGGAATGTCATTGATACCGAAGTGCGAAAGAGATTCCCAGATAAATTTTCTGGCGAAGCAGAGACCACAGACTCCGCACAAAAACGATCCAACACGGTAGTAGCGCCTGCTACTCGGTCCACATCCTCCAAAAAGATCAAACTGACGCAGACACAATTAGCTTTGGCTAAGAAATTCAAATTAACCCCAGAGCAATACGCTATGGAATTAACGAAAGTACAGGAGTCACAAAATGGCTGATACAAGAATTCCCCGTGAAGTAAGCAACCGTCAACAAGAAGAACGTCCAAAAGCTTGGACACCTCCAGAATTGTTGCCAGAACCAGACAAACAGGCTGGCTATGCTTATCGTTGGATTAGAACTTCAATGATGAATGCTGCAGACCCTCGCAATGTCTCATCTAAATTGAGAGAAGGCTGGGAACCAGTAACCATTGAAGAGCAACCAAAATTTAAACTGTTAGCTGATCCAGATAGCCGCTTTAAAGGCAGCATCGAAATCGGTGGGTTGTTATTATGTAAGGCTCCAGAAGAGATGGTTGAGCAACGTGCCAAATACGAAGCAGATCAAACCGCTGCGCAAGCCGATGCAGTAGATAACAGCTTTATGCGCCAAAATGATGCTCGTATGCCTCTTTTCTCTGAAAAGAAGTCTACTGTAACATTTGGCAATAAATAAATTAATTTTAACTTAGGAGTTTAATATGGCTTATCCAACCATTTCAGCACCATATGGTTTCAAGCCCCTAAATCTTATTGGCGGTCAAGTTTTTGCTGGCTCAACACGTGAGTATTCAATCCAGTATAACTTTGCCACTTCTATTTTTTATGGTGACTTTGTAACCGTAACAAACGGTACAGTAACACGTGCTTCTATTACAAATAGCACATCAGGCAAACAAACTATTGGTGTATTTTTAGGTTGTTCATTTACTAACCCATTAACAAAACAAAAAACATTTAGTCAATACTACCCAGCTAACACAGCTGCTGGCGATATTGAAGCATTTGTGTGTGAAGATCCAGATACAGTTTTTAAAGCTGCTATGGTTAACTCAAGCGGTTCTACAGTTATCGCTTCAGCATCACAAGCTATTGTTGGCCTTAACTTGGCTGGTTCTAACTTAACTGGCTCTACATTAACTGGTGATTCAGGTAACGGTTTAGTTGCTCCAACAGCTACACCGTCAACTGCTTTGCCATTCCGTGTATTAGCTTTAGTTCCTGATACAGCAATTGCTACTTCAGCTGTTGGTTCATCATCATCTACAACTATCACACTAACTGGCGCAGGCTTAACTACTGCTATCCCACAAGGTGCTGATGTAGGTTATCTTGATGCAAACGGCCAATTGATTCAAACTGGTGCTTTTGTTGCTAACTCAACGGGTTACGCTGCTGGCACAACATCTATTGCAATTGACAAAGCTGTTGCGGTTCCTGGTTCTATTACAGCAATCCCATCTAGCTCAACAATTGTGTTTACATCATACCCAGAAGTTCTTGTAAAGATTAACTTCGGTATTCACAACTACTACGCAGCTTAAGGAGTAATATAATATGGCTATCTCTCGTGCGCAATTATTGAAAGAGCTATTACCAGGCCTTAACGCTTTGTTTGGTCTAGAGTACGCTCGTTACGGTGAAGAACACCGTGAAATCTACGAAACTGAATCATCAGAACGTAGCTTCGAAGAAGAAACAAAACTTTCAGGCTTCTCAGCCGCTCCTGTTAAGAACGAAGGCTCTGCCATCGCTTATGACAATGCGCAAGAAGCTTGGACAGCTCGATACAACCATGAAACTATCGCTCTTGGTTTCAGCTTAACTGAAGAAGCGATTGAAGATAACTTGTATGACTCATTGTCAGCACGTTATACAAAAGGTTTGGCTCGTGCTATGGCTTACACTAAACAAGTTAAAGCAGCAGCTATTTTAAATAATGGCTTTAATGCAGCTTACACTTATGGTGACGGCCAAGCTTTGTTCTCTACAGCTCATCCGTTAGTTAACGGTGGTACAAATGCCAACACTCCATCAACTCCAGCTGACTTGAACGAAACATCATTGGAAAATGCTGTTATTCAAATTGCAGGTTGGACTGATGAACGTGGTCTTTTGATCGCTGCTCGTCCTAAGAAGTTGATTGTTCCACCAGCTCTTCAATTCGTAGCAACTCGTTTGCTTGAAACCGAATTGCGTGTTGGTACAAACAACAACGACATCAACGCAATTAAGAACAATGGTTCTGTGCCAGAAGGTTATACAATTAACCACTTCTTGACAGCAACTAATGCATGGTTCTTAACAACTGATGTGCCAAATGGTTTGAAACACTTTGTTCGTACTCCATTGCAAAATAGCATGGACGGTGACTTCGATACTGGTAACGTGCGTTATAAATCACGTGAACGTTACAGCTTCGGTGTATCAGATCCACTAGGTATCTACGGTTCTTACTAAGCCGCAGTAATAAAGAAAGCCCAGCTTAATTGTTGGGCTTTTTTTTATTAAAAGTATTTGTTTTATATTGTAAATGTAGTAAGATTTAAGTATCTGGGAATCCGCTTTTACCGCTACTGCCCCAGCAGACGATGCAACGATTGGTAAAAGCTCTTTTGCATAAGGAAATATATTATGGGTCGCTCCACATTTGAAGGTCCAATTCTATCTGGTGATAACAGATTTGGTCCACAACGTAACGTAGGTTACGCACGTTTATTACAAACTGCTACTATTGATTTTGCTAACACTACTGGCGCTAATACTGCAGGTTATCCTGGCAGCTCTGGTCAATTTGTAACATCAAACGGCATTCCAAACTCACCAACTACTGTTTATTCTCCATCATCAACAGTTAGCCCATCAGTTGTAGTAACTCCTACAGCAGATGCATCAACAGCTATTTACCGTGGCGTAGTTTTTTATGTTCCAACTAACTGTCAGATTGAAGCTATTAATGTTGATTACATCACAGCTTTATCATTAACAAGTTCAACATTAACTGCAGTTGATGTTTTTGTGTCAAATGGTTTTGTAACAGGAACACCGAGATATGCTACAGCAGCTCTTGGCACAACTACTGTTGGTACTGCTGGCCGCATTTCTACAACATACACAGCAACTAACTTAAACAATCTATTAAGCACTCCAACAGACATTTTAATTCCAACTAATAATCCATCTGGCTTATCACAAATTGTTGCAACATTATCAATTGTTGGTACAGGCCTATCAGCATTAGTTGCTGGTAAAATAAATATTGATATTGACTATATCCAAAAAGATGACAATATTGGCACATCAACTGCTTACCCATATGGTAACTTTGACTAATTAATCTGAACGGGGCTACGGCCCCTTCTTAAAACTAAGGAGATTAATTATGCGTCAGCAAATCGTAACGGTATCAGGCGCAAGCCTATCAAGTAGCTATATAGTTACAGATACATACATTAGCCCATTTAACGTGGGCTTTGGTGTTGTTATTACAGGTGCAGTATCTTATTCAATTCAACATACATTTGATAACCCACAAACGGTAGCAAACCCAACGTGGTTCTTTCATCCATCAACACCATCGGGCACACCAGTAACGGCTAACCTTGATGGTAACTACGCTTTTCCTGTAGCGGCAATTAAGATATTAACGTCAGCAGCTACTAACACAGGCACAGTAAAACTAACAGTAATTCAAGCAGGTATCGCCTAACCATGCCAACCAAAACCGTCTTATTTACTCAAATAGGAACAAGCTCATTTACTGTACCTGCTGACTTTGGGTCTTTAGTATCTTTTGAGGCCATTGGAGGTGGGGGCGCTCAGGCTTCATTTTCTTCTAGGTCAGCTGGGTCAGGCGGAGGAGCTTACGCTAAATCTACGTTTAGTAACAATTTAGCACCAGGGAAAGTTTTAGAGGTTTCCGTGGGAACTCGTGGAAACCGAAATGCGGAAAACAATGGGGGAAACTCTTCTGTAAGAGACCCAAGTAATTCTTTTACTTATGTTCAAGCAGAAGGAGGCCGTGGCGCATCAGGCTCAACAGTTGGTATTGGAGGACGAACAGCAAATTGCTTGGGGTCAGGCCCTTTTTATAGCGGTGGCAATGGCGGTAGCGCAACTCAAACCCATTCTAAAGGCGGAGGTGGCGGAGCTGGTGGTCCAGGAGGTAATGGTGGCACTGGCGGTGCTGGGATAGGTACTTCTATATCTCTCCAAGGCGGTGGTGGTGGTGGCGGTGCTGGTGGTACAGCTGCTGGGAGTAATGGTGATACTGGCGTCCAAAGCACTAATGGAGGAAATGGTGGTGCAGATGGTAACTCTAATCCTGGTGGGTTAGGTTCAAATTTATCACTTTCAAGAACAGCCACTACGCCATCATCAAGTAACGGTGGTGGTGGTGGTGGGTATGGGAGTAGCTCTTCAACTACACTTAGAAACGCAGCTATTGGAGGTAATAGTGCGATAATATGGACCTCAGTTGATGGAACAGTAGCAGCTCCTGGAGGTGGTTCAGGTGGTGGATTTCAGGCTGCTGATGGAGGAACTTATGGTGGTGGTGCTGGTGGCGCTTCTCAAGATAATGGTATTGGCGTGGGAAATGGTTTTGGAGGCCAAGGATTAGTTGCATTTACGTATAACGTAGCAGCTAATGCTTCTGCTACTCCTTTTTCAGTTGGTCAATCAGGCGTAGCAAATTTTGTCAATACAACATCAAGTGCAGTGACTAAGGTAGTTGCAAACAACGGACTAGGTTCATACAGCCCAGTAGTTGTTGGAAGTGGGGGCCCTGCAAATCCTACCCTTACAATTTCAGCTAACCAAGCAAATGTAGGAATTAATGTAGTTGATATAGTTGGATACAAGACAGGTATATCAAACATCACCATTACAGTGAATGCAGGCGTTAACGTATACTCAACAGTAAGTACAACTCCATCGCTATTCATTTTTGGTGCAAACCCTGGAGACACAGTTACATTAGTCAATAATGGAAACATTATTGGGTATGGAGGTAACGGAGGGTTACTTCAGGATGGAGGAGGCCCAGCAACTCAAGCAGCAGTAGCAGGCTTTACTGCATTATCCGTATTTAGTAACATCACAGTAGTTAATAATGGAAACATTGGCGGTGGAGGTGGCGGTGGAGGTGCTTCAAGAGACCGATTTATTGGTGGTGGCGGTGCTGGGGGTGGTACTGGAAACCCTGACCTAGGTAATAGGTCCATTAGTTTTAGTTCTCCAGGTCCTAACGGTCAAGAAGTTAACTACCCTGTTGGTTGTTGCTGTAATTTCCAATATTATGGCGGTGGTAGTGGGGGGTATATTATCTCTACACCAACTGGGGGTTCATTAGGAACAATATCTAGTGCATCAGTAGGGGTAGGTGGCAATGCTGGTGGCTCAGGCAGTGCTTCTGGGGGAATTTCATACACACCAGGCAATGATGGTGGCGGAACAGGGAATGCCCCAATACCAAATAATCAAGTAGGTCCTAGCATAGCAGGTGGAGGTGGTGGATTTGGTGGCTCAGGTTCCGCTGGGTATAGTAATGACCCAGCACCATTTATAAGACAAGTCGGTGCAGTAGGTGGGTATTCAATTACTAAAAATGGTAAAACCGTCACTGTGTCGGGTAGTGGAAATATTTATGGAACTCAATTACCGTAGGATATAACATGGAACAACAATATAAAGTTATAAATTTTCTCACAGGCATGCCTGAGTTATTTTCAGTAGAGGCGGATGCTATTTCTAGGGCTGAAGAAATCACAGCGCATATCATGGAACTGCAAGCCGCTAGGTTTAATATCATCTATGTAGAAAAATTTGCTGCAGGTGAAAACTGGACAGCTGTAACTGATGAATCTCCTGAGTATGGCGCATACAGAGTGTTTATTAGTGAGACAGGGTTACATGAAACATACACAAGCAAGTCAGAAGCTTTTGCTAGAAATGAAGAGCTAAAGGATGCATTTAAAGCTACAATAACTCAAGTTCCTGTACTAACCGACTATCAACCAGTCACAACAGGCACACAAGAGCTATGATAAAAAACGTCCCTCCAGCCCACTCGTTTACCTATGATGGTGCGAGGATTAACGTATTTTACGTTAACAAGGGTGAGGGATTACCTAAGCATAGCCACATATACGCTCATGCATCGTTTTGTACAGCAGGTTCATGTATAATTCGTAAAGAAAACAAAGAGCTTGTGATGGACAAAACCACACAGCCAGTAAACTTATTACAAGACAGTTGGCACGAGATAGAAGCACTAGAAGACAACACCGTATTCATTAACGTATTTGCGGATAAACATAATGATTAAAGAACTCTTAGATAAACTGGATTCGGTTAACGAGCATACTAAACATGTAATTGACTGGACCTCAATTGGAATTGCCTTTGGCTCTCTAATACAAATACTACCATCAATAGCAGCAGCGTTGTCAATCTTGTGGACAGTAATTAGAATCTACGAAACAAAAACAGTACAGAATTTTATTAAGAAATGGAAAAAATAAAATGGCAGCTAAACCAGGTTTATATGCAAACATTCATGCTAAGAAAGAGCGCATTGCTAAAGGTAGCGGTGAAACCATGCGCAAGCCTGGCACTAAGGGTGCGCCAACTGCTAAAGACTTTAAAGAATCCGCTAAGACTGCAAAGATGGCCACAGGTGGTGTATCATCTAAAGGTGGTGTATCATTAGCAGTAGGTCGTGGTGAGAAGTTATCTACTGACAAAGGCGCTGGTTTAACAGCAAAAGGCCGTGCAAAGTATAACGCAGCTACAGGATCTAATTTAAAGGCTCCTCAGCCAGAAGGTGGTCCACGTAAGAAATCATTCTGCGCACGTATGTCTGGCATGCCAGGCCCTATGAAAGATGAGAACGGTAAACCAACACGCAAGGCAGCATCATTGAAAAGGTGGAAATGCTAATGAAAAAATCAAACTTTAAAGACGACATGTCACAAGACAAAAAGCTAATTAAAAAAGCTTTTGGAATGCACGATAAACAAGAGCATAAAGGTAAACATACTGATTTAACTAAACTCAAACAAGGTGGTAATACTATGAAACGCAAAAAAATGAATCCAGCATTAATGGCAGCAATGATGGCTCCAAAAATGGCAGCTCCAAAAATGGCAGCTCCAATGGCAGCAGATGCACCAATGGCACCAGCAGGTCTGCCTGGCATGAAAAAAGGCGGCAAAGCTAAATGTATGAATTCTGGTGGTATGCCTATGGTTGAAAAAAATGGTAAACAAGTTCCAGCTTTTGCGGCTGACGGTGTTGGAAAAATGGCTAAAGGCGGTATGTGCGGTGGTAGCAAGGCAATGGCAAAAGGCGGTTCAGCATCTAGCCGTGCAGATGGCTGTGCTACTAAAGGCAAAACTAAAGGCAAATTCTGCTAGGAGCATACTATGGGAATGAAAGAATTTTTAGAGTACCTTACTACCAGCCCTAAAGACTACAATGAGCGTTTTAGACGTTCTGCTGATCAGCAACGTAGAATCAGTAAGTCAGATAAAATTGGCCCTAACTTTGGTAAACAAGCAGATGTAGATACTACATTCCGCATGGAAAAGAAAGTTACTAAACCTTCTGGTGGCAAATCTTCTAAACGTGTTGTTAAAGAAGAAATGTCTACTGGCAACATTGGTTCAGTTCAACCAGGTGATGATACTATTGGCCCTAGTTTTAAGCCAAGCATGTCAGAGTCTATGATGGACACCTCTCCAGCAGCAGGCGGCCTTTCAGCAGCTAATGCAGGCCCAGCACCAGCAGATGTTGCCCCAAACAAACCTGGATTTTCTGATTTAGATCCAATGGAACAAGCACGTAAATCAATGGGATTTAAGCGTGGTGGTAGCGTTAAAAAATCTGATGGACATACAAGCCACAAAGACTCTATGAAACAGCATAGCGGTGGGTTCCAGCATCATTCAGACCATGTTAAGTCACATGCAGCTGGATTTAAATCACATCATGAACATGTTCAATCAATGTGCGGTGGCGGTAGAGTGAAAAAATAATGTATATTGATTATTCGTTGTATTACGTAGACGGAATCGAGCCAGAATGGATTCCTGAGTTTAAGAGATGTCAACAATGGATAGAAGATGCACTAGAGTTTGCTGATAATACTTTTAACATTATTGATGTAGCAGACGGTATAGCTAGTGGGAATATGCAATTTTGGCCAGAGAAGGACTCTGCTTCTGTTAGCCAGATTATTGACTACCCTAGAAAAAGAGTAATACATGTATTTTTGTTGGGCGGTAATATGGAAGGTGCTAAGGCACTTGAAAGAAAAATGGTTGCTTGGGGTAAATCACAACGATGCCAAGCTATTACATTAACGGGTAGGCCAGGCTGGTCTAAAAGTTTTTTAAAAGATATTGGATATCAAAGTTCCAGTATAAGTATGTCAAAGGAAATTTAAAATGGGTATGGGTGCAATGTCAGGTGCAACACAAGCAGGCGGTCAAACTCCAGGTCAGCAAGCTCCTCAAGCTGCTCCAGGTGGTAAGGGCGGTGCGCAACCTCCACAAGCAGCCCAAGGTGGAAAGGGTGCTGGACAACCTACACAATCACCAGGCATGAAGGGTGGCGCAGGACAGCCAATGCAACCACCTCCAGGTGGAAAGGGTGCTGGTCAACCTCAAAAACCTATGCCAGGAAGTAAAGGCGCAGGTCAACCAATGCCAGTTCAGCAAGGTCAAGTTCCAGGCGGCAAAGGCTTGTCTCAGCCACAAAAACCAATGCCAGGTCAAAAAGGACAAATGGATCCACGTGCAATGCAACAACCACCAATGCCACAACAAGGCGGTATGCAAGGGCAACAATTAGCTGACGGACGTTTTGCAAATCAAATACCGCAAGATACCTCACAACAAGCATATAACCGATTTATGCAACAAGCACAGTTTGCCCCAGGTGGTGCACCTACATACGAACAATGGTCAGCTCAAAGACAACAAGGTGCAATGGGTCTTAAAGAAGGAATGGGTGGTATGCCACAACAAGGTGGGGGGATGTTTGGTGGTCAAATGCCTCCACAACAACAACTACCTTTTGGGATGAATCAACAACAGTTTGGGGATATGCAAAAACAACAGGAAATGTATGGTAGACAAATACAATCTGCTGTGCAAGCCAATCCTGTTTTTGCCCAAATGGAAGCGATGAACGCTCAAATTCAACAATCAGGGGGGCAGCCTAGTCAACAACAATTACAACAACTGCAGCAATATAAACAACAACTAGACAGCGATCCTGCTATTCAACAAGCACAGAATTCTCAAAGGCAATACCAACAACAACTCGAGCAGCAATACAAACCTTTGCAACAAGCACAAATGCAAGGCATGCCACAATCACCAAACATGCCAGGTGGTAAAGGTAAAGGAGCGCCTCAATCATTATCACAAGCTCAGGCTATGCAAGGCCAAGTTCCAGGAGGCAAAGGTGGCCAAATGGATCCACGTATGATGGCAGCAATGCAAGCTAAACAAGCAAACCAGATGGGTCAGCAGCAACCAGCTCATCAAGCATTTGGTGATCAATTTAATGTTCAACAAGGCCAACGTGGAAGCTCTCCTTTTGCTCCGCCAGGCACTAATGGCAGCCCACAAGCTTATGGACACAACCCTAATGTTGGCGGCTTTGGTTTTGGCAATGGTGCAACGCAAGTTCCGCAAATGCAAAGTCCAATGGTTGGTAGAACTCCTCAGCCAAACCAAAACTCAATAATGGGTAGTAATCTTAGGAATAGAAGATAATGAGATCTTCACGTGGAATGGGTGATATCAATCCTAGCAAGATGCCAGGAAAGAAGATTATTCACCGCAAAGATAAGCCTCAAGATGTAGAGATGTACAAAAATGGTGGTAAAGTAAACTTTCCTAGTCGTAGACAAAAGAGGACAAAATGATGTATTTTAGTTTAGAGCTGATTACTGGATTTGTACTAGGCATTGAGTTTGCAGAACATGAATCTATCAATTACGTATTTTTAGATCTTGGTATTGTTAGAGTTAACATAAATTGGGATAACTAATGGCTGTCACTACAGGCACCTCTACATTTAATCTAAATATGAACGACCTCATTGAGGAGGCGTTTGAACGTGCTGGCGTTGAGTTACGCACGGGTTATGATTTTAGAACAGCAAGACGTAGCATTAACTTACTCACTATTGAGTGGGCTAATCGTGGCATTAACTTGTGGACAATTGAAGAAGGACAGATTCCTTTAAATACTGGCCAAGGCAAATATCCACTACCAGTAGATACTATTGATTTGTTAAGCCAAGTCATCCGTACTGGCACATTGCAGAATCAAGTTGATATTAATATCAGCCGTATTTCTGAAGACACATACTCAACCATTCCTAATAAGCTGGCTCAAGGCCGTCCTATCCAAATATGGATTGATCGCCAATCAGGCAATACAAACCCAACAACAGCAACGTTATCTGGAAACATTTCAGCAACAGCTACTACAATTACATTGAGCAGCGTAGTAGATATTGCAGCATCTGGGTACATTACTATTGATAATGAAACAATTTATTACCCAAACGTAAGTCAAACAGGTAATCAATTACTTAATTGCTACCGTGGCCAAAACTACACCACAGCTGCATCACATACAACTGGCGCTGCTATTTCAGTTCCACAATTGCCTAACGTAAACATATGGCCAACGCCTAGCAATCCTGGCAATCAATATACATTGGTATATTGGAGACTACGTAGAATTCAAGATGCTGGCACAGGTGTTATTATTAATGACATCCCATTTAGGTTTATCCCTGCAATGGTAGCTGGTCTTGCTTACTATATATCTATAAAAATACCTGGCGTAGATCCAAACAGAGTATCTATGTTAAAAGCAGAGTATGAACAACAGTATGATTTTGCGGCCCAAGAAGATCGTGAAAAGGCGCCAATTCGTTTTGTGCCTAGAAATATGTTTTATTCAAGGTAATTATGGCTAAGAAAAAACTAAAGAAGTTTGATAATGGCGGGTACACAGGGCAACCTGACGAGCCACTAGAGTCGGTCTATCCGCTAGAAGAAATGTTTTTAGCAGGCCCAGTTGGCAAAGCTTTAGGAAAAGGTGTAGGTGCGATTGCCAATAAAGTAGACATGCTACGTAGACCTAAGATAACTAACCGATTA